ACCCAAGCTGAAAATAACCACAGAAGAAAAATACGAGAGGGGTTTTAATGATGCTATTGATTATAGTCACAAAGCAATCGAATCAATCGAAATCAAGTAAGGAGAGAAGAGATGAAACCGATAAAAGTAGAAAAATACCGACAGCAGATGGAGAAGTCAGATCGACGAGGGAGACGAAAAAATCCAATTGAGGTGAATATGAATAAAAGATACTTTATATCGCAAGAGCAATTAGAAGAGTTGGATTACTTTAAGAGGATGTTTGAGTTAGAGTCAGATACGTTGGCTAATCTTTGTTCTTCTGAAAAAAGTGATATAGTTTATGGTTTTGCATTAGGGCAAGAACATTTTCACTTACGCCAATGTTATATGAAGATGATGGATTTGTTGGATGAAATAATGAAACAACGGAAATAGGTATAGAGTGAGGTGAATATGAGAATAGAAATAAAAACAGGTAAACGTATTACGGATAGGGACATAAGAGCATTATATCTTCTTGCTTATGCTCTTCAAACCTCAAGCAGGCGGATGAAGGTCGCAAACTTGCAATATATTGCTGACCGGATGGGGTATAAATTAGTTCAAAAAGGAAAGTGAGGTGAATATGAGTCTAAGTGATTTTAACGCTGGCATGGATAAGGCATATTTGCATGAAGAACCAGACCCTAAAAAGATGGCGAATAGCAGAGATTACTTTGAAGGGTATTGCTATGGTGATTCAATAAATCAAAGATATGACGAGGAGCGGCGGTACGAGGAAGAATGTAATCGTGAATTGGACAGACAGTATGATGAGGAATTAAGAAAACAGCAAGAAGAATTAAACGAAAGAGAGTGAGGTGAATATGGACAAGAAATATCCTGAAAGAGTGAGGTTGTTAATGGAGGATGTGATGTACCCCTATTACATGACTATTGTGAGTAATAAGTCCAACGAAAGTAACGGTATCGAATACATCCGTGCCGATGAGGTGGAGAGTAAAGAAAATCTTATAGAAAACATAGTCTTCCAATGGTCGCCGAAATGCGATATAGATACTCCAATAGAAGTATTCCTTGCTCGTAAAATCTTTGAAACCTACGATTTAATCAAGAAGGAGAAATGAGATGGGTATAATGTCATTAAAAGAACTGAGAAAAGTTTTGGATGTGAAAGAGGATTCAGATTGGTTGCCGATGATAATGTTTGTTGTAGGGTTAATAATTGGGTTAATGGTAGCCGAGAAGGAGAAATGACAATGCGGGTGGGTCTTAAACAACTAATTCTTGGGTAATAAATTGCAAACTTACCCGCATATTTTGAAAGGAATAATATGAATAACGGCAATCTTAAATTATACTTGAATCGGACAGTCCTTTCCATCGCGGTCGAGGAAATCTACACTCAGGAGATAACTGGAGAGGATTCAAACCAGAGGATACTTCAGTATGCGCGAGACTTAGGGATAAAAGATTATACAAACGATGATTTATCATGGTGCGCACTTTACTGTAATTGGGTTCTTTTCAAGGCGGGTGCGATCTATACTAAATTCCTTGCTGCACGTTCACTGAACATATTACCGTTTCATGTTAAAAAGGAGGATATGATTGCCGGTGATGTTGTTATTCTGTGGAGAGACTGTGTCGATTCATGGAAAAGCCATGTCGGAATATTTGTTAATTGGAATGATGATAATGTCCGGCTCATCGGCGGGAATCAAAACGACCAAGTAAAAATATCCGAGTATCCAGCGGAGAGAATTTTATACATCCGGCGACCGACGTTGCATCCTCAATCGAATTTAATCCTGAAACACTGTTTGTATTGCGGTGCGGATTTTTATAGTTGTCAATGTGTGCCGACAATGTTATGAATGAGAAAACTGCTTGGAAGATATTTGCTCGATACATACGTTTAAGAGATTCATTAAAAACAACAAGGACGTCTGAGTTTTGCCGGTGTTGTACTTGCATGAGAATTAAGCCGTTCGCTGAGATAGAAGCTGGACATTTCCTTTCCATTCGGTTCAAGAAAATAATGTTTGATGAAAGGAATGTACATGGACAATGTCATAATTGCAACAGTACCGATCGATATGGCAAGAGAGGAAATCCCGACGCATATCATATGTTTATGATAATGACTTATGGACAGAGAGTTGTTGATGAATTGGAATTCAAGAAAAAGCAATTTGCACAATTCAAATCAGAGGACTTCAAGGAAATAGGCGAAAAATATAAATTGAAAATAATAAATATTATGGATGAATAATGAAGAAATCAAGCCGGATGCAATTTTAACGATCGTGAGATAAGGAGGAAATGCTATGACCAAATTATACCAACCTCTATGTGAATCTGATTATAAACCCCAAAAATTAGTGGGAAAAAGTTGTATCGTCACGCATGATGAATATTCCGATGATAATATCTTGAAAATGAGAGTGAGGAAAATCGCAAAATTAAGAATAACTACCATACTGATTGCGGACTTATTACGACTACCGAAGACAACAAAGATTATAAAGGTAGATGGCAGTAAAGTTAAGTCCAATGAGTATATCGAAATAATCGTCAGAGACGAAAACTTGCTCCCTGTAAAAGAAGGGGAAGAAATTCCATTAGTAGAACCAAGATATGGTGGAACAATTAAATTTGATTGGGGGCAGAAACCCGCCCAAAAAAAGAAATGAAAATATAAAAATCCTTCAATTTGAGGATAAAAAATGAGCGAGAAAGATTTCAAAGAGGGCGATCGCGTAGTTGTAAGATTAAACTCTGGTCATCATTTTGGGGAATATATCAGCATTGCCGAATATGGTAAGATTCATGTTGTGAAACTCGAGGATTCGGGGGCGATTGTAAGAGTTAAGGATTATCAAATCCATAGGGCATAAAAAGAATGAAGAAAAACAACCTTGAATGGCATAATGAAAAGCGGAAACTTTCAGAACTTACGCCATTGCCGGAGAATCCGCGTAAGTTATCACAGAAACAAAAATCAGACCTTGAAAAATCATTAATAAAATTCAATCTCGTTGAAGTGCCTGCGATAAACACCGACGGGCAGATAATAGCAGGGCATCAACGCATTGCCATTTTGATTGCGTTAGGTAAAGTGAAAGAGATTGATGTGAGAGTCCCTAATCGTAAATTAACAAAAGCGGAAGTGAGAGAGTATAACGTAAGATCAAATAAAAACACAGGTGAATGGGATGTGGAACTTCTGCAATCTCAGTTTTTGATTGACGATTTAATAGACTGGGGATTTGATAAAAGTGAGTTAGATGAATTGTTTAATCATGCGGATTTCGATTCAACGACAGAAGAAGCGGATGGGGATAGTAATGAATTGAGAACCGTTAAAATTATATTGCCTCAAGAAATATATCGGCTTTGGCAAGAATGGATCGAAAGAGTCCGCAGGATATATGGGGCGGAACAATCGGAAAGCAGAGCGTTTGAAATCGCAATAGTAGAAGCGTTGAATATCCCAGAGGAGAGTTTGAAATGATAGGAAGAATAAAATGAAAACAATAAAATTCAGCCATTTGTACAAGAAACTATACGGTATCAACATCAACGAGGCGATGCTGTTGGAAGTCGTGAGGGTCAATCTTGAAGATCTCTCACAAACGTTCATTGACTACGATACAGACAGGGGAATATTCAAATTGCCAGTGAAGGGTGAATATATGTTGCTGATCTTCGACAAAGGCGATGTCCACGAGAAGAACATATTTATCACAGTCCGACGTTGGACATCTGTAAAGGAAAAGTATTACAGAAATAGCATAGGCAAACATTTCAGGGTTGAAATCAAATAGAAAGTAACGACGGGTAGTTAATTCCCCCTGGTCCTGTCGATTACTCAAAGCCGGTCACTGGATAACCCAGAGCCGGCTTTTTTATGCTTATTCCAGATAGCGTAAACATGGAATATTTCCAGATAGCGTATGTCTGTTTTTTTATGTCATATTGTTTCGGAATGTCCCAGATAAAGGTAGAGTAAAATTAGAAGATGGAACGAGATTGTTGACGCAAGAAGGGTTTCTCAAAGCAATAGGTAGATCGGGCAAACCCGCAGCAGGACGAGGTTCAGTAGTCGAAAAGGTAGCCCCTTTTTTGGCACTGGACAATCTTAAACCCTTCGTGGATAAGGAATTAGAGTCTTCGACATTCCCTATTGTTTTCCAATCTGCAAAAGGGGGGAGAGCTTATGGATATAAAGCAGAACTTTTACCGAAAGTATGTGAAGTATACTTGAATGCGAGAGATGAAGGTGCTTTACTGGCATCTCAATTAAAATTTGCAAAAGCATGTGATGTTCTAATGCGTGGTTTGGCGCATGTTGGTATAATCGCTTTGGTTGATGAAGCTACAGGCTATCAAGAAATAAGGGATCGGCAAACCCTTCAAAAGATTCTTGATAAATACTTGCTGGTGGAACATGCAAAATGGGCAAAACGTTTCCCCGATGAGTTCTATGAATTAATGTTTAAACTCAGGGGTTGGCAGTGGAAAGGAATGCATATAAACCGACCAAGCGTTGTTGGGAAATATACAAACGATTTGGTTTATGAAAGACTTGCTCCCGGAGTTCTCACGGAATTAAAGCGGCTTAATCCGAAAGACGAACAAGGGCAAAGAAAATCCAAACATCAACAGTGGCTTACAGAGGATATTGGACACCCTGCTCTTCAAAAACATCTTAATATGTTGATAGGCTTTGAACGAGCATCCGCAAATTGGGGAATGTTTTATCGAATGGTACAAAGAGCGTTACCGAAACTTGGGGATACCATACCATTGGCATTAGAGGAATAAAGTGATGCTGGCTTGGAAAAACAAACTCATTTGTGGCGACAATTTACAAGAATTGGCTACACTCGAAAAAGAATCTATTGATCTAATCTACATTGATCCACCCTTTTTCAGTAATAGAAACTATGAAATTATTTGGGGAGACGAAGCCGAGATTAGGAGCTTTGAAGATAGATGGGAGGGGGGAATCAATGTCTATATTGACTGGATGAAACAGAGAGTGATTGAATTGCATAGAGTCTTGAAACCGACCGGATCGTTTTATCTTCATTGCGATTGGCACGCTGGACATTATCTGAAAGTGATGTGCGATGAGGTTTTTGATTATAGAAATTTTCAAAATGAAATAGTTTGGAGTTACCAAAGATGGACTGGCGGAACTGACAAATTTCAGAGAATGCACGATACATTGTTTTTTTACACAAAAGAGAAGGGGAAGCATACATTTAACACTCAATATGAGCCATACTCGGGGAAATCGAAGCATCCAGCGAAAAGGTTTTCAATGGCTGAAAGAGGAAAGGTGATATCCCAAGAATATACGAAGAATAGAAGCAGATTAAAGGCAATGCGGGATATTTGGGAAATTTCATACATAAACTCACAGGCGAAAGAACGACTGGGTTATCCAACGCAAAAGCCCGAAACACTGCTTGATCGAATAGTGAAAACAAGTAGCAATGAGAACGATATTGTGCTTGATGCATTTTGTGGATGCGGGACAGCGTTAGCGGTTGCCCAAAAATTAAAGCGGAGATGGATCGGAATAGACATTTCTCCTTCGGCAATTGCATTGATAAAGAAGCGGCTCAGTCTTATCGGAGTAATCGGGAAGACTTATGAAGTTATCGGGATGCCTCAGAAAGTGGATGACCTCAAAAAGTTCAAGCACTTTGAGTTTCAATACTGGGTTGTCAACGAGATGCACGGAACACCAAGTCCGAAAAAAGTGGGGGATATGGGGATAGATGGATTGAGTTTCTTGAATCACTACCCGATACAGGTGAAGCAATCGGAGAATGTGGGGAGAAATGTAGTGGATAATTTTGAAACTGCATTGCGGCGATATTACGGCAATAAGGCAAAAGAACTATTTGGCTATATTATAGCGTTCAGTTTTACTAAAGGAACTTATGAGGAAGTCGCAAGAGCGAAAAAGGATGGTTTCAAAATAGAACTCATTACAGTTCAAGACATCTTAGATCATAAAATTTCTATTCTTAAAGATGAATCAAGTCTTTTTGAGTCTTAAATCTAAACTAACATACTACCTTTATCTGGGACATTCCGTATTGTTTTTAATTTTCGAATTGATTATACTTACCGCATGGATAAGAAACTGAAATCTCCAATGAAAGGAAGACCTACCAAATATAAACCTGAATACTGTCAAATGCTTATTAAGCACATGAGTGAAGGATTATCCTTTGAATGCTTTGGAGCGTTGGTCGATAGTTGCGAGGATACACTTTATGAATGGGTGAAAAAACACCCTGATTTTTCCGAGTCCAGAAAAAAGGGAATCATGTTTTGTAGATTATTTTGGGAAAAAATGGGAAGAGCTGGGGCGGCAGGGAAAGTTCCGATGTTTAACAATGCTACGTGGATATTCAATATGAAGAATCGTTTCGGATGGCGCGACGTCCATGATGTTCAGCATTCATTCGATGAAAGAGTTGGGAAGATCAAGGTTGAAATTGTAACAAACGGACAAAAGTGATGAGGACGCTTAATTTCAAGGCGACGAGAATCTACAAAGAAACTTATGCGGCCAAAACTCGTTTTGTCGCGAATGAGGGAGGTTCTCGTAGCTCAAAATCGTTCTCAATCTGTCAAACCATTATTACGCGGATGATCGAGAACCAGAACGAGTCGCTATGTATTGGTATAGTTCGTAAGACGCTACCAGCATTAAAGGCGACGGCAATGCGGGATTTTTTCTACCTCCTTGAAAAGTATAAAATCTATGATGTTAAATATCATAACAAATCGGAACACACATATCATATCGGTAAATGCTTTGTAGAATTTTTCTCTGTTGACGATGAGCAGAAGGTACGCGGACGGAAACGTGATTATCTCTGGATCAATGAAGCGAATGAATTAACCTACGATGACTTCTTTCAGCTCAACATCCGCACGACGACGCAAATATATCTTGATTATAACCCCTCAGACATTGTATCATGGATATATGATAACGTAACCAACCAACAGAATTGTACAACTATTCATTCAACATACCTTGACAATCCGTTTCTTGAGGCAAGTTTAGTTAAGACAATCGAGGATATCAAAGATCAAGATGATGAGCTATGGAAAATATATGGCCTTGGTCAGAGAGTGCAGTCGCGGAAAACGATTTACACTAATTGGGACACAATAAAACATTATCCCGACAAATGTGACGAGATATTCTATGGACTTGACTTCGGGTTCAATAACCCATCGGCAATTGTTAAAATAGGAATCAAAGACAATGAGCTTTACGAGGAGGAACTTCTCTATCAGTCACATTTGAACAACAGCCAGCTGATCGAGCAGATGAAACAGTTGATACCACTGACGGCAGAAATATATGCGGATTGTGCTGAACCTCAGAGGATAGATGAAATCAATCTTGCCGGATATAAACGAATTGTACCATCGGATAAGTCTGTGAAGGCAAAAATTCAGATTGACTTAGTGCGTCGCTACAAAATTCACATTCTTGAATCCTCAACAAATCTGATTAACGAAAAGAAACTCTACCATTGGAAGAAAGACAAGGATGGCAACCTATTGGATGAGCCGGTGAAGTTTAATGACCATTTGATGGATGCTGAACGTTATGCAATCTATACGAAACTCGCTCAGGAGGTCAAACCAGCAATGCTTATGGACGGGATGAAGGAATTGAATCCGCAAGGTGAACTGGTTGAGGTCGAAGATTACACAAAATATTATAATGCAGAACGCAGAAGGAGATGGTAAGATGAATTTTATTGTTATGCAAGCACAGGGAATTAAATCCGATGATCCGAGAAAAGTCAACTATGGTGATCCAACAACAACGATGTATTTAATTTATGAGGGTTATTTAAATCCGCGTAAATTTCTTGGCATTGCTGAAAGTATTGAAGAAGTAAATAGAATAGTTTCAGCATATATATATATAGATTTTAAGTTACCAGAATAGGAGATGGTAATATGATAAGAAGCATGGAAAATTATATTAAAGTGAAAAAGTATTTCAAGATACCTGAAGCATCGGTTCTGCCTTTGTGGTTCTTGTTTATACGATTTTTCTTCTCGCCTATGGGGACGACTCGCATTGTATTTCATAGATTGACCAACTACCATCCAGAAGATTATTTCAATAAGGGATATGAACAAACGAGAAAGAAACACAAATGAAAATTATAACACGAATACTTGATACAATCAGTCAAGGCAATTACTCAAAGTTTTTGGAGGCGACATCGAAGGCGGCTTTGGTCGGTACAGATATAGGTGATGCAGATAAATACCGGCGACTATCTGTGAAGGATAGGGACTTGAGTCCTATTGCTTTTAATCGTGCAAGGGAAATGTCCTTGTACCTCTGGCAAAGGAATCCTCTTTGTCAACGCATGATTGAGATTGTCATGGATTTCTGTTTGGGTGATGACTTCAATATCAAACTCATCGTTAAAAATGAAGCGGGG